CCACTGATTTAAACTGCACCATGCGTATCCCACGTGTTCGTCATTAAGCACAGGAATAAACTCTTTGTCAACAATTAACATGTATGTGTTAAAATAAAATCGTTGATCTTCACTAGTAAACAGCTCTAGCGGAATTACTTTCTTTATTTTAGGCAGAGATCCAACTTCTTCTGTGATTTCTCTTTCTAATGCGGCATACGGAGTAGCATCAGCAGGCTCTTTCTTGCCGCCAACAATGCCCCATGTGCCCGCAGTTTTGCCTTGATTTCTTAACAAAAATAAAAATCTTTTTGTATCTTTAGCAAAGAATAAACCTCCACTGCATACAATGTCTTCACGTATCATAAAACTAAACGCCATTCACTAGGATAATACATACCGTCTACACTCTTAGACCACTGGGTGCCATCCCACTTGTATTGTATTCCTGTATATGAATTAGTTATATATGTTGTTTCAGTTGTATCTGCAGAACTGAGAATTATATTCCACTGCACTCCGTCCCATTGAATAATATCATTTGCAGATGCAGTAAAGTTGGTGCTATTACTGTTGGCCCATGCATTAGGTCCATCCTCTTCTGTTGTAACAATATCTTCTAGTATCAAATAACGTGCATCAACACTAGGTGTACCTGGATTAAATGTTTTTGGATTTACAATAGCATTGACTGTGCCCCTACTTACAGTATTTGTAAGATCAGAAATTGCAGTGTTCAGCAAAGTTTCTCCGTCAAACTGAATGTTTAAAACATCCATGTCTGCTTCGTCAAATGGATTAATACTTAGGTAGCCTACAATTTTCCCACCATCAAGTTTTGTAAGTTCGATGTGGCTCAGTCCTGTTCTAAACTTGCCAGGATATAGATCTAATAATGCCTTCCAGTTAATTTTAGTGCCAGCTTTAATTGGAATCTGTTCTAAGTCATTTACTAACAAGTTTTCAGATGCTGCCATTAGTTTAGCTGTGTTATTTGTTAACAAGATCGAAAAGTTGCCCGGAGTTACCGTGACTCTAGATACTGGATTAGAGAAACTAAATTCAGGACCCATTGCACTTGTACCTTGTTCCTCTGCAAAAATGTTAGCAATAATTTTAGTAATGATACCTAACTTTTTAACTTTAGCAGGAGGACTTAACCATATAGGAGTTAAGAAATTCATGGTGGCAATGTCAATGTCGTTTTCAGTACCTTGCGGAATAGTTCTGCTAGACCAATTCATTCCGGTAAGCTCTACATAGCTGAGACTGGTCCAATCAATATAGTTACTAGTAGTCTGTATTTCCATTGCAGGACGAAACAATACTAAAATTTGTTCTAGAATTTGTAGTTTCTGTTCAGTGTTGGTACTCCACACGTCTGCAACAAATTGTAAATTAAACGGTGTTGGCATTAATCGTTCAACTGTATAATTTTCACCTTGCACATTTGCGTAGTCTTGAATAGTTTGTCCAAATGTAGGGCTATCTGGGTTTTCATCAACGTAACCAAACTGCCTTTCTCTAATGTGCATTTTGCCCACAAAGCTAGGATCTTGTAACCTATCGCGGGCTATGTCTAGACTTTTAATATAGCAGGCAATGAAAGGTGCAGAGTTAAGCACGTTCTCACTGTTCTTTTTCAATGTGCTGGCTACTTGCCTAGACATATCTCCATATCTAACTGGTATTTGAATCACATTTCCACGACCATCTTTGTAAGTAAAATTACTCATTAGTCGCATAAATTGTGTCAAGTAACGGCGTATTTGGCCGTCGTAAAAATGTTCCATTAATTTTATCCTCTAGATTTGTCAAGCTCTTTGCATTCAGGGCATTCGCAGTCCGGACAGTATTCGCACTCAGTACAACTATGATCACAGTGTGCAGGACATCCGCATTTGCATTTAGATGTAAATCTTTTGTAATTTTGATAATCGTCCATATATACCTCTATCATAAATCTGCTTCAGGCCCCTGTCGTTTCTTTAAAGCCTTACTTAGACTCTGTCTCTCTTCAATAACTCGGCCTGCAATAGTTGCAGTGTTGTTATTGTTAATAAAACTGCCAAGTTGAGTATGTCTAGTTAATGCATCTGGTGCAGGAATTCCGTCAACTGGCTTGTTAGTCATAGTCATTCTAACATTGCTTTCTACATAAACCCAACCGTTGCCGCTAAATCTAAACAATCTATTTGGCATGTAATCTGTGCGTAAATGATATGCACCTATACCGGGGTTAGCTGGGTATTCAATGCCGAAACTGTAAGGTGCTCCATTTGGTGGTTTGCCGTCTCCTTGAAGATAGCTAATGTAAACGTCTTTTTCAGGAGTTACAAATACAGAACTTGCATCTGCTGCATTACCGTCATAGCTAGCATCAACATCTGTATCAGTAGTGTCTCGAATATCTAATTTGCCATCTTCTTGTAAAGGCAAAATATAATATTGATCAGTGTCGTATCCACTTAACCCAGCATCTGATTCTGCCTGTGCAATAATTTGATTGTTAATGGCAATGTTTTGATTGTATGTTGAAAGGATGTCTCGAAGGCTGTTCTGTCCATCACCGCTGTCTTGATCCAATATCTGTTTGTATTCTTGACTGTCAACTAGTGGCTCACATTTTGCACGGAGCAAATGTGGATACCATGTTTGGCTATAACCTGATGCAGGACGAGCAACATCCGACACTACATAAAATCGTTTTAGTGCAACCATATCGTCGCCTAGTGCATATTCGTCTTTTAAGTGCGGCAGTTCTAACACATCTCCTGCCATTAATTTTCTACCTAACAGTTCTACAATACCACGTAGGTGGAAAGTAATCATAATGTTATCGTTAGATAAGAAGAAACCAAACTGCTGAAGATTAAAATCAATATCCTGCATTGTGTAGATTCCTCGAGAAACATACACATCGGGTTCATATTTTCTGTCTCTATTTTCCATAAACAACACATCTTGTATTCCTAGTTCAGGAATAGGGTTAGTGTTTACAGGAGTGGTAGGAGTTGCCTCGCCCTCTAAAGGGTCAGCAGGACCTAGGTATTTGTGAATAATGATATCAGTACCGCCGACTTGAAACTGTTCATAAATGACACGGTCAATCATACGGAAATCATTGCCTTTTTCAGGGCGGTAAAGTGATAGTCTTGGCATAGTCATATATTTATTGCTAAATATTGGTATGAACGAACTTGACACCCAAAGACAAAACGTAGTTGAATATATCCGTACCATGCTAGGTGACGGGATGGTCGATGTTGAATTAGACCCTAAACACTACAATACTGCTATTGATCGTGCCCTAGCAAAATATCGTCAACGTAGCAGCAATGCTGTTGAAGAAAGTTTTGGCTTCTTAACCTTGCAAACAGATGTTAATGATTACATACTTGCACCAGAAGTTATGCAAGTTCGTCAAGTATTTCGTAGAAGCGTAGGCAGTAGAACAGGCGGTGGCGATGGCGGTACGCTATTTGAACCGTTTAACTTGGCCTATACTAACACTTATCTAATGGCCAGCACACAGATGGGTGGGATTGCTACCTATTATATGTTTGCTAGCTACCAGAAAGAAGTTGGTAAAATGTTTGGTAGCTACATTAACTTTGATTGGAATCCTACTGCAAAGCGTTTGAGAATTACTCAACGCCCTCGCGGAGAAGAAAACGTTCTATTGTGGATGTATAATCAGAAGCCTGATTTTACCATCATTCAAGACCCTTACTCTGGCATATGGATCAAGGACTATGCACTGGCAAACTGTAAAGTCATGCTAGGTGAAGCACGTGAAAAGTTTGCAACTATTGCAAGTCCGCAAGGCGGCACCAACCTAAACGGTACTGCATTAAAATCAGAAGGCAAAGCCGAAATGGAAGCCTTAGAAATGGATCTAATCAACTACAAAGATAACCAAACACCGTTGACATTTGTCATAGGATAATGTAAATTATAGTATCGCAGGAGATACTATGATAGTAGGTTTCGTTGGTTTTATTGGCTCAGGCAAAGACACTGCCGCAGATTATTTGGTAAATTTTCACGGTTATCGACGAGACTCATTTGCAAATACTCTTAAAGATGCAGTGGCCTGCGTATTTGGATGGGATCGCACTCTGTTAGAAGGCCGCACAAAAGAAGCCCGCGAATGGCGTGAACAAGTAGATACTTGGTGGGCAGAACGCTTAAAAATGCCTAATCTTACTCCTAGACTTATGCTACAGTTATGGGGTACAGAAGTTTGCCGCACTGGCTTCCACGACGATATCTGGATTGCTTCATTAGAAAATAAAATGCGAAAAACTGGTGATAATATTGTTATCTCAGATGTACGTTTTCCTAACGAAATTAAAGCTATTCACAATGCTGGAGGTATTGTGGTTCGTATTAAGCGGGGAGATGATCCTGAATGGTATGACGCCGCAGTTAGCTACAATAGAGGCCCCGATGGTAACTCTACTTGGAGTCTAAGCAAGAGTCATTTAGACAAACTTAAGATACACGCTAGTGAAACTGCTTGGGTTGGTAGAGATATTGACCACACAGTCTACAATGATACTACCATCGATGCACTATTCGAACAGATTAAAAATCTGGTGTTAGATCCCCACGCCTCCAAGGTTGTTTGAGCTTGTGTAATATTCGTTGACAGTTAGCACAGACTGTTTTTAAATTTGAATACTTGCAATTACTGATGTCACCGTCTATGTGATACACATCGAACTGCTCCGAGTCTTCACCTTTAAAGCCGCATCTATCACATGCGGCTTTCTTTTTGTACCCACTACTTGACCAGGTAGGGCGAGCTGTCTTGTAACTCTTAGAACAATGATCGCACATTGACCTATAGTATATCCTGCCTTCTTTAAGATAATTGATAGCAACAGGCCTTCTTTGACATTTTTTACATAGATCACGCATACGACCGCCCTTTTAGTTCCCTTTTGTTCAGTATTTAACCCGGTAGTTTTTAGCCATTGGTACTAAATATACAAAAGAAAACCATTATATGGGAGATAACAAATGGCTTTAAATTCACCAGGCGTACAAGTTAGCGTAATTGACGAGAGTTTTTACTTACCGGCAGCACCGTCGACTGTACCTTTGATTTTTGTGGCAACCGCATCCAACAAGCAGAATGCTAGCGGTACAGGTACGGCACCCGGAACACTATCAGCAAATGCTGGTCGAGTTTATTTAATTACTAGCCAACGTGATCTAACTGATACATTCGGAACTCCGCAATTCTATCAAGATGCAAGCGGAAATCCAGTACACGGTGGTGAACAAAACGAATACGGCTTACAAGCAGCATATTCTGTATTAGGTGTAAGTTCACGTGCATATGTTGTTCGTGCAGATTTAGATCTAAGTCAAATTAGTGCAGCAAGTTCTATGCCAGTGGGCGAACCAGTAGACGGAACATACTGGCTTGATACATCTAACACACGTTGGGGTATTTTTGAGTGGAACACTTCTACAGACAGCTTTACTAACAAAGTTCCTCTAGTAATTGATAACGATAACTATGCCACAGTAACTGATGGCGGTACTGGCGTTACTCCAAAAGCAAGTTTTGGCTCTAACGGTCAGTATGCAATAGTAGTAACTAGCGATAATGCCAACACTGTATGGTACAAAAACAGCAGCGGAAATTGGGTAGTAGTCGGTACAAACTTTGAAGCAGGTTTTGCTTCTGCTGCAACATTCTCTAGCACATGCTGGCAGACAAGCCACCCTGTTGTGGTATCTACTGCATCTAACCCTGCATTAACTGCTTATAATGGCAACACATTGATCATCAACGGTCAAACTGTTACCCTAAGCGGAACTACACTAACTGCACTAGCAACTAGCATTAACACTGCTATGAGAGTGCATGGAGTTGGTTCTAGAGTAAATGCCGGCGGGTTCTTAGAGCTATATGCAGATGCTCGTGCAAAGAGTGACGGTTCTGTATCTGACGGAAAGATTAGAATTGTAGAAGGTACTGGATTAGCATTAATGTTAACTGCTATTGGTTTACCAGCAGCTACTTATGATGCAGTAACTCTATATCAAGCACCTCACACTAAGTATCCAGATTTTGGCGATAAGCCAACAGGTTCTGTATATGTTAAAACAACTGTGCCTAACAGCGGTGCAGATTGGTATGTTAAGTTGTACAGCGAAGCACAAGGTGCATTTAGCTTGCAATCTGCTAGTATTTTTGATGAGCATCAAACAGCTATTAATACTATCGATGCTACTGGTGATATTCCAGTTGGCAGAGTCTATATTCAGCAGAACTTTACAATGGGTGCAGGAAGTGCAACAACTTCTACATCTAGTCCGCAGGTTGCTGCATTCAAAGCCTACAGAAGAAACGCCAGCGGTGCAACAAAGATTACCAGCGTTGCTACAACTGGAACAGTTTCTACAACATCTAACTTTGTAATTTACGAAGGTTTAGACACATCCACTGCTGGCGTTGCTAATTATAGCACTGCATACACTGTTAACTTAGTAGCAGGCGACGATGTTGATGATATTATCAGCAAGATTAACGCACTGAATATGACGCATGTAACTGCTAGTGTTGCTAGTTCAAACGCTAGCGGAGCAGCTACAAGTTTAACAATTCAACACGCAATAGGCGGCCAGATCAATCTTAAGAATGGTACAGGTTCACCATTGACTAGTGTGTTAGGATTCTCCGGTTGGAGCAGAAACAGCACTACCGGTATTGAAACTGGAACAAAGAATTTATACGCAAAAGCTACATACGACAGCAGAGACATCACGTTCTATGCAAGTAACTGGAAGCCTTTAGTATACGAAGCAGCAGCACAAACACCATTTACAGACCCAATTGATGGTCAATTATGGTATAGCAGTGTTGTTGACGAAGTAGATATTATGGTTCACAACGGAACAACATGGAAAGGTTATAAGAATGTATATCCTTTAACTGATCCTGCAGGTCCAATTGTTGCCAGTGTAGCACCTACTACACAGAGCAACGGTGATCCATTAGTTGATAACGACATTTGGATCAGCACAGCTGACGTCAGTAACTATGGCAGAGTAGTTTATATCCGTACAGGCGGAAAATGGATTTTACAAGACACTACAGATCAAACAACTCCAGACGGATGGTTGTTTGCAGATGCACGTTGGAGCACAGCAGGAACAAGCGAAGAGATGGCAGACATTGTTGATCTACTAGCCAGTGACTACTTAGACCCAGACGCACCAGATCCAGCATTATACCCACGTGGTATGCATTTGTGGAACCTACGCCGTTCAGGATTCAACGTTAAGAAGTATGTTACAACACACATCAACATTGATGCAAACGACGGTAAGAACCCACGTTACAACGACGAGCAAATGGACGGATCTAACAGCTCTACTCCTTATGTTGCTAACCGTTGGATCACAGTAAGTCCTAACCAACCAACCGGCCAGGGCAGCTTTGGTCGTTGGGCTCAACGAGGTTTTGTTGTAGAAGCATTCAAAGCCCTAATTGACACTAACCAAAGTATTCGTGACACTGACACTGTAATCTTTAATTTGATTGCAGCTCCTGGATATCCAGAAGCAATTCAAAATATGATTGCATTCAACACAGATCGCGGATTAACAGCATTTGTTGTTGGTGATACACCGTTTAGATTACAACCTAACGGAACAGAACTAAACAACTGGGGCTTCAACACAGCGTTGGCATTTGACAACAGTGAAGAAGGTGCAGTTAGCTATGACGAATATATGGCTATGTTCTATCCAAGCGGTTATACAAATGACAACTTAGGAAATGCTATTGTTGTTCCACCAAGCCACATGATGCTACGTACTATCGTTAACAGCGATGCTAAGAGCTTCCAGTGGTTTGCTCCGGCTGGCACACGTCGCGGCGGTGTTGACAATGCTACCAGTGTTGGTTACATTACTAGTGAAGGCGAGTTTAAAACAACTAGCTTGCCACAGAGCTTACGTGATGTACTAGCAGGAGTTAAAGTTAACCCAATCGCTACAATTCCAGGTGCTGGCATTGTTAACTTTGGTCAATACACTCGTGCAAGAAACGCCAGTGCATTAGACAGAATTAACGTTGCACGTTTAGTTGCATACTTACGTAGACAGTTAAGTCTATTAGTTAAGCCGTTCTTGTTTGAACCTAACGATAGAATTACTCGTAACGAGATCAAACAAGCAACAGAAAGCTTCTTACTAGAGTTAGTAGGACAGCGAGCACTGTACGACTTCTTAGTAGTGTGTGATGAAACAAACAACACACCTACAAGAGTAGACCGTTCAGAACTATGGTTAGACATTGCTATTGAACCAGTAAAAGCAGTTGAATTTATCTATATTCCACTACGCTTGAAAAACACTGGCGATATTCAAGCTGGACTATAATTGGTAAATATTAAGGACAAGGAGCACATAAGATGGCAATCGCAAGTTTAAGCAGATTCACAGTTCCACTAGCAGGTGGTGGACAAAGTAGTACCGTTCAAGGTCTATTGATGCCGAAGTTGAAGTATCGCTTCCGTGTATCACTAGAAAATTTTGGTGTTACAAAACCTACCACTGAGCTAACCAAGCAAGTTGTAACGGCAGCTAGACCGCAAGTTCAGTTTGAAAATCAAACAATTCACGTGTATAACAGCCAGATTAACTATGCCGGTAAGCACACATGGCAACCAATGAACTTGACTCTTCGCGACGATGCTCAAGGCAACGTTACTAAGTTAGTTGGCGAACAACTACAGAAGCAGTTTGATTTCTTTGAACAAGCAAGTGCAGCAGCAGGTGCTGAATACAAGTTCTTAACTCGTATTGAGATGCTTGACGGCGGCAATGGCGACAATGCAAATTGGGCAGCTAACGTATTAGAAACATGGGAAGTTTATGGTTGCTATTTGCAGTCAGTAAACTATAACGAATTGGCATATGCTGAGAGTGCTCCGATGGAGATTGCACTTACAATCCAATACGATAACGCACTACAGATCGGACCTTCAGGTCAACCAGTTGGCTTAGGAGCTACTGTAGGAAGAACATTATCTTCCTTAGCAACAGGTTAATTAACCTGTTCAAAGATTGGCCCTTTAGGGGGCCTTTTTTTACGGCTAAATATTACTATGGCAAATGCATTCACTAATTTTCTAGGTCAAGCACTTACGACCACTACGCAGGTTAAAGACTACCAACATGCGAGTAGATTGTATGTTGATGACTATTTTAGACTAGCACCCAAGTCTGGGTTCATGTATTATGTTGTGTTTAACATCAACAGAAATAACAATCCTATCACTGAACAGTTTTTAACAAAGAACGGTGCTGAGTTAGGTTTGCTGGTAAAAAATATCGACCTACCTAAATACAGAATTGCTACAGAAACAATTAATCAGTACAATAGAAAAGCTATTGTACAGAGTAAAATTGAATATCAACCAGTGGCTATGGCGTTTCATGATGATCACAATAACACCACTACTGGTATGTGGAAAGCCTATTACAACTATTATTTTGTTGACGGAAAGAACACTTCTGCATTGACCATTGCCCCAGGATTTGCAGATACAAAATATAAAAAGATAGGAACCAATGTTAACGAAAGCACAGCGTTTGGTCTAAACAATGGGCAAACAGATCCTTTCTTTAGATCTATTGAAATTTATCAGCTCAATAGAAAACAGTTTACAGCGTTTGTACTAGTCAATCCTATTATTACAGATTTCAGTCACGATAAACTAGATCAAACACAGAGTAAATTGTTAGAAAATAATATGACTGTGCAATTTGAAACAGTACTGTACGGAACTGGGCAAATTAAAAGAGATAGCCCTACTGGGTTTGCTACTATACATTACGATACAACTCCCGGCCCATTGAGTATTTTTGGCGGCGGCAACAATAGTATATTAGGGCCAGGCGGCATTATCCCCGGAATTGGAGAAATATTTGGCGGTGCAGGTGATGCAAGTCCGTTAGGATTATTCAAAACTGCAAGAGGTGCCGCTGCAATTTTTAACAATGCTAAGAATATCTCCAAGGCAAGTATCTTATCAGAAGGTTACGGAATTTTAGACAAAGTTGCAAGAACTGGAAAGTTACCTGATGTGTTAACTGGAAAAAGTCCTGCTGGACTTTCTCTAGCAACATTACCAGGAGAGATGCCTACTACCGCAGTACCTAGGTCGCAGCAGGCCGGTGGCGGTGGCTTTAATTTAGGCGGATTAGCGGCAGGCATCGGCGGAGCAGTTGGCGGATTAACTGATAAGATCGGAAACGCAATCAAAGGATTGTTGCCGTCTAGTGCTGCCGGCACATCTGCCGCAATTGCAACTGCTCGTGCAGAAAAAGCAGCATTGGCCTCAGATATTTCCGCACAGATTGCACAAAGTCGCAGTTTAAAAGGCGAACTAGATGCAAGGATTGCAGCAGCAGACGGGGACCCTGAAGCAGTAGAAGCAATCTATGCAGAATTTGATGAGCTTGGCTACACAGATCCTGATAAATTAACATCAAGTTTAAACACTATTGCTTTAGAAGATGCAGAATTAGAAACATTACTAGCAGAGGCAGAAGCTTCTGAAAATTCAGATGAAACAATAGGTGCCGACGATCCGTTCGAAACTGAAAGGCTAAATGCCGAAACTCGATTCTCAGACACAGAAGACATAGATGTTTCAGAAGCAGAAGTATACGAAGTCCAAGAAGATGACGACGATTCAACAA